AATTATCAACTGTGGTATCATGTTCCACATATAATCTCACATTTTTCTGTTCTCCATCCGGAAATAGTTTAATTTGTTCTATCATATAATCAATCACCAGCCTACTATACAAAATGTCAATTTTCTTCATCCAATTTTCTTCCACACATAGGACAAAATAATATAATTTCTGATGTATTTTCAGATTCATCATCCGCATACTTTAAATAATGCTTTCCGTTATGCTTTGATTTTACGATATTAAACTCTCCGTCGTATTCTCCGGTTAAATCTCTGCCCCATAAAAAACCACTCCCTGCATAAGTTCCAGTTTCGTTTAAATCACAGTAAACACACGTCTCCTTCATTCAAACTATTCTCCTTTCTCCCGGTTCTCCGTAAAATCTTCATTTAACCTCTTTGCAAACTCTACTGCATCCACATGTCGCTCATCGCACATCGGCCGCCCATGCTCGAAGGGCCCTTCGCAGTCCTCTTTATACCGGCACCCGTAGCGGGCCAGCAACTCAAGGAGGTGTTTTGCTTCTTCTGCATCTTCTCGCAGCCATGTTATAATACACTTTCTCAAGTTTTCATCTGTGCAAACTGCCTCTTCATCATCTCCGCTGCAACCTCCCCGGCAGAACTGCCTTGTCAGTTCCTCTCCAACACCACTCTCACAGTCCATCTGGATAATAAGCTCCACGAACCGTTCCGGCGTGCCGGCGTATTTCTCATAATTTGTCATTGTCCTCTCCCTCTCATCCGTTCATCCAGCTCAATTTCCATCTTCACTACCGTCTGACTCAGGAACGGATATTTCTTCTGCAGCACCACCGAATAAGTATGCAGCCGTTCCCATTCCTCCGAATGCGGCCCTGGAATATTGTCCCGGTATTTTCTCCAGAACCGGTTGTAGACTTCGTCAAACCCTTCCTGCACCTGTTTATCTGTCATATTTCTTCCATCCTCACATAAATCCCTGGAACCTCCGCCCAGAACTTCTCAACAATCTCCGAGGCCACAAGCGCATCGTCTTTCCAGAACCCACAGTCTGTCATGCAGTCCTTTAAAAGCTTTTGGAGGTTGTCCGTGTCCGGTTTCGTAATCTTGTATTCTCCGCTCCTATGCCTGCCAGAAATCGGGAAGCACCACTTCACCAGGAGCCGGACGCCGCTTCTCACCGGTTCTTCCGGAACGTGACTTCGAAGATGACCAATCAATTTCATCCTGGCTGCTTTCAGATTTTCAGGTTCATAATAAACCGGTTTCCCTTTCACCACATGAACCTTCTTTTCCTGGTGAGTTACGGTCGGAGGAATCATCGGCATAAAAAATTCTAAAACCATTTCCATCTCCTCTCTTTGGGTGCTCCAGGTTTGGTGCCCTCTGCGTCTGCGGGGTGGGTGGTCGTCGTGCGTGAGCTTTCGCACGACTACCTACCCCCGCGTAGAGGGGTGCGACGTATCTATATATACGTAGTATATAGGTGTATCGCACCCCTCGTCGCACTGCGATATATATCGACGAACCTTGGTGTGTCGCACCCGTGCGATATACCTAAAATTAAGGTCCGTCGCACCCGTTTATTCTTTTCTTTTAATGTACATCTTTCCATCATCCCCCAAATACTTTTCGAATCGTTCTGCCAGTTCTTTCTTCTTTTTTGCTCCGTCAGAGAGCCAACCCAGAAGAGTTCTGGAACCAATTTCCATCTTTTCTGCCAGCTCCTGGGCCTGAACTTCGCGCCCCTCAAATTCAATATTACTAAACTCAATTTCGAATGTACTTAACTTTTTATCTTTTGCTTTTTTTGCCTGTTCCTTCCGTTTTTCCGCGGCTTTCTGCCATACAGGCTTTTCCGCTTCCGGTTCAATATCTCCAAGAATACCGACATCATCTATTTTATGGCATGGATAATTAAACCACAGATTGACTGCAGGGAACTTCGGAAACTCCCGGAGAGTCCCTTCAATCCGCCATGCGGTTACTGTCCGCACCTTACTCTTTTCCGCTTCCACAATGGCCATGAGAGTGCCAAATTCGGCCTTATTTAGGCGATTTTCGCAGTAGTTAAGCATTTGATAGCTGCTGCACAAATCGTCCTGAGAAAGGTCATCCTCCCACTTAAAATGGGCATCCAGATACTGCTGGCAGACCGCGCACACCGCTTTATTTTCCTCCTGCTTCAGCACGTCTTCTGAAAGCTCCAGCTCTATCATGTCAAGCAATGCATCCGGGTCTCTGGCGAATACACCGGAGCCGCTGGCACGGTCCATGGACTTCTTTCCGCCCTGGCTTCCCTTGCTGTGGTGATGACAGTAAATGACCGCAACACCCAGATCCGTACAGACTTTATCGAACTGATTGCAAAAGTTTGCCATCTGGTCCGCGCTGTTTTCATCGCCGGTAATGACCTTATAAATCGGGTCAATGATAATGGCGATATAGTTCTTCTTTGCCGCCCTCCGGATTAACATCGGGGCCAGCTTGTCCATGGGCCTTGACTTTCCCCTCAGATTCCAGATATCGATATTCTTTAAATTCTCCGGCAGTATCCCCTGCGCCTGATACACATCTTTAAACCGATGCAGGCAACTGGCACGGTCAAGCTCCAGGTTTACATACATGACACGACCCCTTGTACAGTCCCAATTAAGCCATTTACGGCCTTCAGCTATGGCTATACACATTTCTATCAACGCAAAAGATTTTCCCGCCTTAGACGGTCCCGCGATAAGCATCTTGTGTCCTTGTCTTAAAATCCCGTCAATGAGTGACGGGGAAAGTTCCGGAAGATTGCCCCAGACTTCTTCCAGGCATTCCGGATCTGGAAGGTCATCATTGATAGATTCAATCCACTCATACCACTCCTGCCAGCTCTCTTTTCCGATGTTGGTGTCTACGAGGAATTGTTTCTTCCCGTCACGCTTCGCCCCCGGCATCCGGGACAGACGAGACGGGTTCCGGTTCTGGGTGTCTACTTTGATACCGTTCTTCTGGCACACCTCATAGAGGTAATCAACGCGCTTGCGATATTCCCCATAATCGGCCGCATCTACCCGGACGATAGCATGCAGGCTCTTCCTGCCGCTGTGCACTAGGCACGCAATCGGAAGCTCCAATTCCCGTAGAATAGCGTTCTGCTTGTCAATCTCCATACCGTCCGACTCTACCAGTGCGTACCGAAAATCTGCCACGTTCTCATTCTTCACGCCTTTCCCGTCAAGTGGGTTGAAACGGATCCAGGCACCGCCAGCGGAATCATAATCACCAATGACTGCTCCAATATCTCCGTTGCACTTTGACAGGGCCTCAATCAACTGTCCGGCTGTGCGATCCCAGTTTCCTTTATCCTGTGGCACATACTTTCCCTTCTCATTTTTCCACGAGCGGGTGACATATCCCACATTCTCTCCCGCCTCGAAAAGTGTCTCCAGATATGTAATGAGCTGCCTGACCGGCTCCCAATTTATCGGCTCCCGGACTTCAACTCCCTCTACCCAGTTTTTGTCTATCACTACTCGGTCACTGTCTTTTGAAATAGAGTCTTCCCAGTCCAGTTCATGGCCGTGTTCCGGAACCCAGCCATGATCCATAGCCATCTGTACAATCGTGCCTCCTGTTACAGGGGAGGAGGAGCCGTTAAAGGTATTCCACTTACGTACACACTCGCCTGCGTGGTAACGGCTACTATCCCGGCGGCTCCATGCTTCCCAGTCTTCGGCGCTGTAGCCTTCCTGCTTCAGAGCCATACCAACATTTACCCATTCCTGATAATCCAAGTCAGCAGGGTGGATGGATTCAACAATCTCTAAAAGGCTCGTCCTCTGTTCCATGTTTTATGCTCCTTTATATTCCTGTGGGTTGATGTCGGCTGGTGTGTGCCAGCCATTGGCGGCAATCCGGTCAATCAGGTTTTTTGCGTGTTCAAACTGCCAGGTCCCCACATGCTGAAATCCACGTCCTTCCAGGAAACGGATTTGCTTTGGAGTGGTAAGGCCTTCCTGCCTGCGTTTGTCCAATCGCTCCAAAAGTTTTGTTGCCTTGCCTGCATTTTCAATCTCATCCGGCATAATCCCCAACTTTTCAAGTGCTGCCTTTTGTTTATCGGTTGCCGGTGACATCTCCCAGCCGAACGCCGGCACATACCCGGACAAATCTTCGGCCTGGATGCTCATTTCAAATTGAAGTGGATCTACCAATTTCTTTTTCCTGCGCCGCATTTCTGCCAGTTGCTTTGCCAGTGACTCTTCACGCTGTGCGACAACATCTTCTGCAGCCTCTTTTTCAGCCTCCTCTATGTCCACTGGGCAACCGGCAGCTTCTTCCAAGTTCTCAGTCATCTTCCTGGCAACTTCCTCGTTGTCACAGATTAAGTTTGCCGGGTGACATAGCTCATGCCGCTCCGTATGCCAGAGGAAGTCAAGCAAAAGTAAATGATCTTTCCCTGGGTGCAACCTTGTACCACGGCCTACCATCTGGCTGTAGAGACTGCGTACTTTAGTTGGCCGCAGCACTACGATACAGTCCACTGACGGGCAGTCCCAGCCTTCTGTCAACAGCATAGAATTGCACAGGACATTATAATCCCCATGGTCAAACGCAGCCAGGATTTCCGCTCGGTCCTGACTATCACCGTTCACTTCCGCAGCCCTAAACCCTTTTTCCAGCAGTATATCCCTAAATTTCTGGCTGGTCTTTACAAGCGGTAGGAATACAACGGTCTTTCTTCCCTGACAGTGTACCGCCATTTCTTCCGCAATCTGGTATAAATAAGGATCCAGAGCGGTTGCCACCTCCCCAACTTTGAAATCTCCTGATTGTATTCCGACTCCGGACAGGTCCAGCTTCAGGGGTATGGTAAGTGCTTTAATTGGAGACAGATATCCTTCCTTGATTGCTTTTGGCAGGGTGTATTCAAATGCCAGGGATTCAAAATATTGTCCCAGGTTCCGCATATCCCCCCTGTCTGGTGTCGCTGTTACCCCCAAGACTTTCGCTCCCGGGAAATGTTGTAACACCTTCTGATAACCGTCCGAAATACAGTGATGTGCTTCATCAATGATAATGGCTCCGAAATAATCTCCCGGAAACTGCACCAGGCGCTTTTCGCGCTGCATGGACTGTACAGAGCCAACCGTAATCCGGAACCAGCTCCCAAGACAGGTTTCTTCTGCTTTTTCCGTAGCACATTTCAGGCCTGTCGCCTTTGCAATTTTGTCGGAAGCTTGCTCAAGTAGTTCTCCTCTGTGTGCCAGGATAAGGACTCTTTTTCCCTGTCTGACACAATCTTCCGTAACTTTTGCAAATACGATAGTTTTACCACAGCCAGTGGGGAGGACCAGAAGCGTCCGGTCCACCTTCCCCCATTCCTGAAAAACAGATTCTTTTGCCTCCTGCTGATATGGTCTTAATTCCATCTTTTTCATATATTAGAAGCTCCCTGGCTGATACTTCGGCGCCTCGTTCGGATACAGCTTTTCAATGTAGTTGTACTGCTTTGTAGGATCCTTCATTCCAGGCTTTAAACCGATTTTTGCCTTTGCTTTTCTTCCCGGCAGCATCTGCCAATTCATGCGCAACTCTTCACCTTTCTTTTTAAGCCCCGCTCCACAGAACAGCTCTGATAATTTCCATTCCATCGAAGAATGCAGGATATAATTTTCCCGCACTGTGATATCACGGTCACGGTCATGCACAATAAAATACACGACTGCCATGTTGCAGGCCGGAAGTTTCCCTTCCCCCTTGGAGCGGCTCCGGTCGAACCGTTCAATTGTTACATCATAATCTCCAGCTGGTATCGGTTCAAAATCCTGACCATCATTCTGGATGGTATCCTCCCATCCAAGCTCTCTTCCTGTATTCTCTGTACTCATATTTTGCCTCCTTAATTAAACACCACTGCATCTTTTTTCTTCATTTCCTTAATCATGTCTAATACTTGCGGCCAAGCACCGACCAGTACACCGTCAATAAAATCAGACGGATATTCCCATACATCCATATCTGCCGGAAAATACCCTCGAGCTTCCACAACGCTTTGGATATCCCATTCGCACACCTGATTGGCAATCATCAAACCACGTAATGCCTTTGGTATCCTTGAATCCGGCTGGAAGGAACTGATGTCTCCCATAATGCCTTCCTGTTTGCTCGGTTCCTCTGCAGAAGTCAGTTCCATGGCCTGCTGCATCGGTTCGCCCTTTGGTTCTTCAGATGGATTCATAGCCATCGCTTGTACCGGTTCCGATACAGGCGCTGTACTCTGCCTGGTTATTGCCGTCGGCTCTGTCTGCTGTATAGATTGTGCCGAAACAGTTTCTCCCTCAATAATCGCTCGAATCGATTCATACTCAAACGGTACTTCATCCGGCAGCCCGTACCGGTTTTTTGCATCCCAGCATGGATGATGCGTTGTATGCATCACTCGTGTACCACCTTGGGCCTTTCGTTTTTTCCCCTTATCATCCACAGCCACGGACCAGGTCTTATAGTTGGCAAACAAAACCATATCTGCCCATTCTTTTACCAGAGGCGATGTCTGGGAAGATGTCTTTTTCCCCAGCTTCATTTCCCATCGGTCATAAGAGCCAAGTTCATCCGGCTGCTCAAATTTCCTCATCTGAGCATGCGCGGTCAGCACAACATTGATACCGGCTTCTACAACCTCCTCCAGTGCATTCAGGAAACGCCCAAATTCCTCCTTCGCATAGACATATCCGTTTCCATATCCAAAATCTTCGACCCCTTTTTTCCCGTATCTTGCACAGAGGTCCGTCACACACATCTGCTCGGCCCAGTCGGCCGTGTCAATCACCAGCGTCCTACAGATCGATGGATTGACCTTCACGTACCGGATCTGCTCCATCAGCATGGTCCAGCTGCTTGCTTTTTCAAACCGGGATACATCCATATCTTTTGTGCTGCCTTCCGTATCAATGAATACCGGTTCCGGGAACCGGGAAGCAAATGTCGATTTACCGATCCCTTCCGGTCCATAGACAAGCACTTTTTTTGCACAGGGAATTTTCCCTTTAATAATCTTCATTTAAAACACACCCGCTTTCCACTCTGATTTCTTTTCTTCTGATTGTTCCTGTCCTGCTACATATCCATCCTCAATTATGATGCTGCACTCGTCTCCCGTACTTACTCTGGTAGCAATCGCCTGCAGGCCTTCCTGTTCCAGCCATTTACCAAACTCCTGCAGTGTGTCAAGATCCATTTGTTCCAGCTTATCCAGAAGCACAAAACCGCAGTTTGGGTTCAATTTTCGCACAATGGCTGTAGATACTCGGAGCTGTTCGGACCCGGACATGTTGTCCCATTTCTGGCCGTTGTAGATAAGATCCCCTTCTTCTACGGACAGCCCCGGAAGCGGAAGGTCGGCCCCCTTTAACAGTTCCATCTTCTGTTCCCGTACCGCCTCTATCTTAGCGGTGAGGGCATTGTACTGCGCCCTGTAGTCCTTCGCATCCTCTTCGGCCTTGTCCTTATCCAGATTGGCCCGTACTTTTCGATTGGTTTCCTCGATATCCGCAATGCTCTGTTCCAGCTCTGCCGTGGATTCATCACGCAGGTCTTCTGCGGACATACGGGCAACCCTCAATTTCTCATCCACTTCATCCTGTTTACGAAGCAGTTCCTGGAGCTTTTCCGTAATATCCTGTTTAATCTGTTCCAGCTTATGCAGATTTTCACGGATGCGCTGGTTCTCCCCATTCCGCGCTAGGATGTCCTGCTGTTTCCGGATAAGTTCGGATGCCGATACGGGGGTTGCTGGCACGTCCGGAAAATAGGGCTGCTCCTTGGCATACTTTTCTTTCTGGTCTGCTGTTCGACCTAAATAGGTACGTTCATTAAACATTTCTTTTTCCTGGCGTTCCAGTTCCACCAATTGAGGACCGACACCAATAATTTGCAACAGAGTATTGGCCTTTTCTTTGCTGCTTCCCTCCATAAACTTGGGGAGGTTTAAGGCCAGTTGCTCCACAAACTCGTCCAAAAGCTGCTGCCCGGCCTTCTGGCCGCTCGGGTCAGTCACCTTAAGGCTGCTGTTCTTCCCCTTGCGCTCCACGACCAGACCGTTGTTCATAACGATACGTAGATTCGGAGGGATAACGGAGCCATCCCTGGCTGCCTGTGACGGCCGGAACCGCTCACCTCCTAACGCCCAGGCAATGGCATCCAGAACGGATGTCTTCCCCTGATTGTTTTTCCCGCCGATGATGGTCAGGCCATTTGTTGATGGTTCAATCTTAACGGCCTTCACACGCTTCACGTTTTCGATTTCTAATTTATTGATTTTCATTGTCATAGCTTCTTGCATTCCTCCTCGAAATCCCTTACAATAAGGGTGTTAAATGATTTTTAATTACCTGAGCCTGTCCGGTTGCCGCCGGCAGGTTCTTTTTCTCCTTCAATTGCCTCTAGCAGCCTCAAAACCTCTCCGCTTGTGTACAACAAGTTTTCTTCTGCCCGCATCCATCCGATTGCAAAGCTCAAGCGGATCTCCTCTGGTTTCCGATTCGATAGCTCTGTCAGCAGAATCTCTTTT